CTACTTTTTGTAATTATCCTCGATTGCAGAAGTGATTTCATCTTCTTCTACATCAAGTAAATGGCCATATCTGTTCATTGTCATTTCAATAGAACTATGTCCTAAACGCTTTGAAATCTTATACATGTTAACACCCTTGTCAATCAAATAGGAAGCGTGAGAATGTCGGAAATCATGTATACGTATGTAGGGCAGTTTACCGGCTTTCAAGGCTTTCTGTTTTTCTCTATCAATGTTTGTCTTTGGCAGTGGTTCGTATCCACCAAATATAAACCAGTCTTCAGAGAATCCAGGCATGTCTTGATATCGTTTTATTTGATTCTCGATCACTTTTCTTGTTTGTTTATCCAACGATATTTTGCGTGTGGATCCTTTTGTCTTTAATTTACAGAATTCTTTGTTATTGTCCAATTGTCTCCAAACATAAACGCTCTTTCCGTTATAACAAGAGAAGGTAAGAGATCGTAATTCATTCTTTCGCATTCCCGTCCAGTACAATACATAGAAATAATCTGCATATTCTTGTTTTGACTTCGATACAGCATCATAGAAAGCGTTAAATTGTTCAGGTGTATAAATGTTCATTTCTTTCAAATGTTCTTCAGGTGTTTTCTGGAATCGTGGTATAGAGCGCATTGGATTATCTTTAAGACCATAAAACATTTGAGCATGGGAAAAAATTGACTTCAGTACACTGTATATTTTATTTTTTCGCTTTGTAGACAATTTTTGTATATTTGTATCATTCAATAGCGAACGAATCATATTAGGTGTAATGTTGATTATATCCTTGTTTTTCAAAGGAATATAATAGGTATCCAAAATATATTGTTTGTCTTTTATAGTGTATGTTACGTTTCTATCTGATGTAAAATCAATGTAGTCTTTAGCGACAGTATAAAACTTAACATGATTGTCTGCATATTCATTCTTTTTTAAATTAAATAACGCTTCATCTTCTTTGCACTGTTTCTTACTGTCATACCATTTGGAAGCTTTCTGCTTTAAATCTCCGTTATTATCTTTGTAATATACTTTATAACGAAACTGCTTTTTTCCGTTATGTTGTCTTGTTAAAATTGCCATGTTTTCTCCTTTATGTTAAAATAAAGCACGTAAAAAGATATTGTCATGTTGTCTTTTTGCTTTTCGTTCCTTTGGGGAAACCCAAAGGATTTTTTATTTAAGAACAATACTTGTCTGTATAAACCATGTAATTGAGTGATAACTTGAAATCATCATTGTTGGTAAATTCACTAGGAGTGAATAAAAAGTGGCAGTTTATAGATCCGTCTTCTTCTTCGTATCGAATTGAATATTCAACATGGTTTTCTGCATGGATACCATAAGACATATTATCTGTTTTACATCCCTTGCTCATATCTACTACTTCTGAATAAATATCTGAAGCATCACTTGCATTAAAACCAAAATTCTTCATAATCCGAGAAATAGCAAACGTAAATATTTTGTCATCTTTATCCAATTTTTTATATTCGTTATAGTCATATATCATCAAACCAAACATATCAATATACTCACTATTTTCATCTTCCCATGCTAACAAATAAACTTGATCATTAAGCTGGACACAATAACACATTGGATCACCGTCTCCCAATTGAGACATTTCAAAAGGATACTCATTGTTTGAAAATATAGATAGATTATCTTTCGCCCATGTCTCAAATTCTTTTGCATTCATATTGAATGTTTTGTAATCCTTTGCAGGTTCTAAATCTTTATCTTTTGCATATACAGGTAAATTAAAACTAGCGATCATAAAACACATAGAAATAATTACTGATAGTATTCTTTTCAAATGCATCTCCTTTCATATACTAATCCTTAATTTAATGATTTAATAGACATCCATTATGTCTTAATTCTTCATATAATCTGTATATAGATCGGAAAGAGCCTGCATTGTCGAACCATAAAAGGACATGAGTTTCATAGCATCATCAAAATTTAAAGTCCTTCGCCCAGATTCAATATCGGATAGCCAAGACCTTGTGTGCCCACATAGTCCTGCTGCTTCCGCAAGGGTTTTTCCCGATCTATTTCGAATCATTCGCATGGCTTGTCCTACAGCCACATTTTCTTTGCTTTTTGTCATATTTATCACCTCTTTTTCTAATTACCATTGTAACATGTTTACGCTAAAAGCGAACAAAAAAACGCAGTATCAGAAAATATATCATTGACATAATACGCATAATGCGTATAATTATAAGTGGGTACGCAATATGCGTTATCGAAAGGAGATACATGGAAGATAAAATCACTATCAAACAGTTGAGAGGTTTGCTTGGAATGACACAAATAGAAGCAGCTGAATTTTTAGGCATGACAGAGCAGACCTACAGAGCAAAAGAGAATGGAAGAGCAAAATTTTCTTTTACTGATGTTCAAAAACTTTGTGATTTAGCAAAATGGTCTATGGATAATATTAAGATTAATGCTTAATATTTTTTTGCTCACAAAGTACGCAATATGCGTGTTCTATCCCCTTGTAAACTGGGTACAGCCACTTTAATATTCTCCTCTTAATATATCCAAATTTTTTATACATTTATGTCTTGTTGCTGTCATAAAGGTTGTATCCAGTTTAGAGGGGGATAGAAAAAAGAAAGGAGAGAAATGATAGAACAAAGAAATTGGAATTTATTGCAAAGACCATTTATCAAACCAAAAGAGATATGTGAAGTGGTCGGAACTAGCAAAAGCACAGTATCTCGAAAATTAAAAAAAAGTAACCTTATCAAATACGAATGGGGCTATGAAACACAAAAAGTTATAACGCTATTCGGATTGAGAGATTACTTCAAATGGTTAGAAAGGAGAAATAAAAAGGTTGATAAAAAGCCCACCAAGCATAATTAATCAACCACCAAAATTATAGCATGGATACGAAATTTAAAAAAGGAGATCCTGTTGTGTTCCTCAAGATAATGTACGAACACGAATGGGAATATGAAATGAAAAAGGATTACCTATATCAACCAGGAGTGGTTGTTGGTGTCTGCCATGTTGGAAAAGGAAATGATCAAGTGTTATATGATGTCAGATTTGATAACGGGCAGACATGGTGCTTTTACGAAAAACAATTAATCAGAAATAGAAATGCAAGGAGTGAATAATGAAATACTTTATCGAAAAAAGAAATAATTCTTATCTAGTGAAGAAAACACTTGATACTGGAAAGACATTTGTTAGAGCTATCTGTTCTAGCAAATCTGCTGCAGAAGCAAAGATGCAGGCATATGCAAAGCGTGACGGAATCGAAATCGAAAAGCCCAAAAAGAAACGCAATAAAAAATGAAAGAAATAGGTAAAGGAATGAAAAACGTTGATATGCAGTTAGCTAATAAGCTGACAATGAAACAGTACTTAAAAGAGTACTGGAAAGACAATGAAATAGAAATGCAGAAGAAAGCAATTGCAAACAGAAAAAAAGAAGAGCAGACGGTAAAAGAAGGATTGTATGGTATTGCGCTTATCGTGTTGATAATCGTTTTTACATCAATTATGGGGGTCTGGACATGGTAACGTGTGATGATCTGATTGATGTATTGAGCGATAAGCAGATACATACAAAACGAGAACTGATTGAAAAGCTAGGACTGAAAACAAAACATCCGGAACGGAAATTAAGAAGATTGATCCAAGAAGTCAACATGCACGAAGGACCATATTCTAATATGCTCATAATCGGCACTAGCGACATTTCCGGATACAGACTAGCTACAAGACAGGAAGACTTGAAACACTTCCTAAATGAACGAAGAAGCAGGGCAGAGGAAATTCTAAAGCCTTGCGAAAAAGCAGAAAGGATATTACTGGATATCGAGAATGGAAAACAAAATGAACATTTTTAAAAGAATGGCTTGCATAACTAATGAACTAGGATATGTATCCAAAAATTTAAATGTCGATACAGGAAGCTATAAGAAATCATATAAAGCTGTTTCCGAGGTTGACATACTAAAGGCAGTCAGACCTTTAGAAGAAAAGTACGGAGTTTATTCATACCCTTGTAAAAGAGAAATTATCGATTCCGGAACATTTGAAACACCAAAATCAAAACGACTGTTCCTACGTATGCATGTACAGTACAAGTTTATCAACATTGATAATCCAAACGAATACATCATTATAGATTCGTTCGGTGACGGATTAGACAGTGGAGATAAAGCAACCGGAAAAGCTATGACATACGCTGACAAGTACGCACTCATGAAAGCGTACAAAATCAGAACCGGTGATGATCCGGATGAACAGTACCAGGATACAAATGAAGAACAGTATAAAGAGAGTGTTGACGAACAGTTGATTATCACTGCAACACAATTACAGTCACAGTTAGCCCTTGTCGGGTGTGATGTACATGATGAAAAAGTGAGTGCTCATATCATGAGCAAAACTAAATTACAAACGCTTGATATCGGTAAACTGAATAACCGAGAATTGAAAATCTTAACTAGATATTATGCAGGAATGTTGAAAGCTGCGAATGAAAGGAACACAAACAATGGATAAAGAACTAGTTCAAGTTCGTTCCGGGAAGATTGAAATTGCAGAAAACGCAATGAGAAAACTGCATCAATTCCAGAATGCAAAGAAAGAAATTGACAAAACTGAAAAGGAAATCAAGCAGGCATTATTAAAAGCAATGAGAGAAAATGGCATCAAATCTTTTGAGAATGACTACTTGAAAGCAACATATATTGAGCCAACAACAAGAACTGTTGTTGATACAAAAGCCCTTGAGAGATCTGGACTTTACGATATTTATTCAAAAGAAACAGAAGTAAAAGATTCTGTAAGACTGAAATATAAGGAGTAAAAATGGAAATCACACAAGAAAGATTTGAAGAATTAGTTAGCTATAAATTCAAATACCAAATGGCAATCAAGGTTTTAGAAAAGGTTAGAACGAGCGAAAGATACAATTCACACGAAATCATTGACTTGTTCTACAAAGATGAAATGCCTAGCAGATTGTATGAAACTAACAAAAAATAGAGGACAGTACATAGTAACCGGTTTGAATTTATCGCTTGCGAATGAAATGTATTTAGACATGGGGGAAGCATTGGATGTCAATGTTTCCCTTGTTGATGAAAGACATATAACAGAAAGACAAAGAAAATTTATTCATGCATACCTGCAGGATATGTGTGACTACACAGGAGAAGACAAAGAATTTCTAAGAGCAATCCTCATGAAGTCATACGAAGTCACTAAAGGAATAGAGCGTGGATCTATGACTATGTACAGTCAAACAGAAGCAAGTGAACTAATTGATTGTATTGTTGAATATGGTATTTCAAAAGGCTTTATAGACGTAAACAGAGCCAATGAATATGAATACCAGTTTGACGAAAGACAGACATATACAATGGCGCTGCAGCGTGTCTGCTGTATATGTGGAAGACACCATTCAGACATACACCATGTAACACAGATAGGTACAAAAGGAAATAGGCAAAAGATATCCCATGTAGGATTGAAAGCACTCCCTTTATGCCGGAAGCATCATACAGAATGGCATACGATAGGCGAAACAGCTTTCAACAAAAAATATCATGTAAGCCCATTTGTGATTGATAAAAAAATGGAATGGTTCATCAAAAAAGGAAAGATAAAGGAGTTCAAATGAAAGACGAATACAACTTTGATATGAAAAAGCTATTGCTACTAGCAAATACAGACTACGAAAAGATAAGCATACTTACAGCATTGTCGCTCGGAACACAAATTAGTGATAAAAACCAGGCGAACAGATCATTAATGTTCTTCTGTATTCTGCAGATTCTGTTTGATTTATTCATTCTATTCAAAGTGATAGCATGACAGATAAATTCACATTCTTCAGAAGTTATTGGGAAGCTATTGAGGAATTAAACGAACAGGAGACCGGAAAACTGATTAAGGCTATGTGCCAATATGTTTTCAAAGAAGAAGAACCTAATGTATCAGGAAAGACGAAAATGTGTTTCTCATTAATGAAACCATACCTTGATACAAATATAAAAAAATCAAACGAAGGTAAAAAAGGTGGAAGACCTAAAAAAGAAAACCATAGTTAAGAAAAAACAAAAACCATAGTTTTCTAAAATTAAAAACCATAGTTTTCTAAAATTAAAAACCATAGTTTTTAAAAAATAGAAACCATAGTTTTTAAAAAATAGAAACCATAGTTTTCCAAAAACAACACAAAATCAAAAAGCAATAAGAATAAGAATAAGAATAGGAATAAGAATGTATATGTATGTAGTAAGTAGTAATTATTTAGTATATGTAGCAAAACCATAGTTTTTAAAAATAAAAAAGTAGGTTTAGAAAATGAATAAGAATGAAACGATATGCACGTTAAAAATGTTAAAAACCAAGTATCCAAAATATTTACAAACATTCTCACGTGAAGAAAAAGTAAAACTGTTAGATACATGGCAAACAGAGTTTAGCGAAGTACCATACGATACTGTACTACAAGCACTAAACAAACACCGGAATAAATATTTTCCATTACCCAGTGAAGTGAAAGGATATATTTCAGAAATGCGATACGAACAGGAAGAAGAAAGTGATCCAGAGTTCGTAGAAGCATACAGAGAAGCGATTATGCAATTTCAAGAGGAATGGAGAAAAACAGGAGTGCTGCCAAGCACTAAAACATTAGAGAAAGTGAGAAAGAGGTTTAACAAGTAATGGATGAAAATTCAAAAGCAAAACATTTAATCGAATTAACAGCCACAATGATTCAAACATTTTTCAACATAATAAGCATTATTTGCAGTATATTTTTGCTCTATTTCACTTGGAATCACAATGTAAAATTTGCAGTATTAGCTTTTGTAGCAGAAGCGTTGTTTTCGACTATAGCATTAATCTATAAAAGAACAAGTGACAAGATAAGCACCTACGATTAGGAGATCTATATGAAAAACGAAAAATTAGATTAATAAAGGAGAACAGGATGACAAATGAAATGAGAGCAAGAGAAAAGGCGATTTGCGAGGTGGCAAAGGTAGATGATATTGGCGAAGTATCCGATGGATTTCACACGTTCAACAGTCTGTATGAACAGCGGATGATCCTGTTTGCAGCCCTTGTAAAAGCGTATAAAGACAAGTCGTGGAAATCGTATAGACACGAGGACGGAGAGTATTGTTTCGGTGGCGGTTGGTTTATCGTTGGAATTGATACGCCGGAAGGTAGCTATACATATCACTACGAAAATAAATACTGGAATATGTTTGATTGTACTTATCTTCCGAGAGCGAAACATTGGGACGGACATACAGAGGCAGACACTGAAGTGAGGTTAATGTCACTTAAGCCCAGAACGCATCAGTGGATTCCTGTCAGTGAGAGACTGCCGGAGGAAAGAGGTTTTTACCTGACTACAACAAAAAATAAAGCTGTCTATTGCGACTATTGGAACGAGGATAATTTTGACCGGACAGAGATGGTGATTGCATGGATGCCTTTGCCAGATCCTTACAAAGGAAAACAAAGTGAGTGAATTAATCAAAAGAAAAAAAGTTATCGAATTGATAAAAAACAGTTATTACGACCTTGCAAACAGCGAGGACGATATGTGGGCTATGGTGGCAGATGTAGAAAAACTTCCAGTGATTGATGCAGTGCCTGTTAGACATGGAAGATGGGTTGGAAATGAAAGGCACACAAGTTGTTCCATATGTGGTCAAACATATTGCGTACCCGATGGACAAGAGGAACATTTAGATATGACATTTTATAAATACTGCCCGAATTGTGGAGCAGATATGAGAGGCGAACAGGATGAGGTGAGAGGATGATTCGATATAGGTTCAAAACAAATTCAGTATCAGACCCAAGACCGATCATAGATATGGCATCTATAAAAATGCCGTGGTGGTGTACAGGATTTTCGTGTACGACAAATGAATATGCAACTATTGTTTGCTATCTGCCCGAGGGTGAACCGCTCTATAAATACTGGGATGATGCTTTCGATGTAGAGGCTAAGAACGTATCAGAAATTAAATATTCAGATAGATTCCAAAAGCCAGAGTGGTGCGAGTGAGGTGAACAGGATGGATGATTTAATCAGCAGACAGGCGGCGATTGATGCACTTGCCAAAGCGATGCCGTCATTGACTACGCCCGATGGGAGCGGAGAGTTTGACCATGACATACAAATAGCTGATGAGGTGTTTGTGGACTGTATGCAAATCATTAACGATTTGCCATCAGCACAGACAGAGAAGAATGGAGAGAAGAATGAAAACGGAACAAATGATTGAAGTTATGGATTCTGCATTAAACGATTATTTGTGTGAAGGCTGCAACATAGAAAAATCGCCATATGGTAGTTGTGGTAATTGTAGGAGTGAAGTTGCTAAAAAAATAAAAGATATTTTGCTAAAGGAGAAGGATCTATATGATGAATGAATTGATGCCATGCCCATTTTGTGGTGGAAAGGCAGTGTTGATACAGAAATCTAGTGGGTATGTTATTAATCCTCCAACGATAACAAATTCATATATCGTTGGGTGTGAGAAATGTGACATATTCACAAAGGCATATGAAAGTAAAATTTGGCAGGATAAAGATGGAAAAGTGAATATTGAATCCAATGGTGCGACAGTCGCAACAAGGGTATGGAACAGGAGAGCGAACAAATGAGTGAAAAAGCATTACATGAAATAACAGTAGAAGAAATGATTGAGCAGAACAAAACATATCTCGGTTTTATCGAAAGCAGGTATAAAGAAATGCAAAAGAGATGTGAAAAGCTGAATGATAATTGCGAATACATCGAACTAAATTCATACGGTGAAGGCATTAAAAAAGGTGAACAATTAATGCAGGAGAAAGCCAACAAAATCCTTGAATATTATAGTGGTATCAACGATGCAGACGTTTTAAGCGAGTTGTTCGGTGATTTGACATATGCTCAAATATTCGGAGATATAGAAACGGTTTACAACAGGATAATCAACTACGAACAAGAGAAAGAAGAAAAAGAAAAAGAGATCCATGTTGGAGATGTTGTGAAAGATATCGGGGGTGTAAAAACGCTACTAGTCACAAATGTGGCGAACCCTTATGTATACACACTAGATAAAGACGGTCGGGATGGTGTTAGAAATCAAAAGGACGTTGTCAAAACAGGTGAGCATTATCCACTTGACGAGTTTTTAAAGGGGCTGAAATAAATGAAACCAACAAATGAAGAAGTTTATAATGCGTTGATTACATTGCAAAATCTTTGTTATGAAGTCGGAAATTGTTTGGATTGTTCGTTGTTTGATGAAAGTATTAATATGTGTGGATTGGATAGAACATGCCCGCCCCAAGATTGGGAAATTAATGGCACTAGCGAATGGAAAGCGTTTGGATAATCGAGTGGCACTCGAAAAAACTCGAAAAAAACTCGAAAGGAGAATAAGAATGTGGGTAAAGTGTAAAGACGAATTACCGCCGGAAGATAGCATTTGTAAAATAATGTATAGCAATGGAAAAATAACAACCGGTCTTTATCGTGGCAATAGAATGTGGATTGTTTATCTCGGAGAATCTGACAAAAGCGTATATGTAGAATATTGGTGGAAAGAAGGAGAGCTTAAAAAGGCTGTACAATGGAAAGCGTTTTAAAGGAGTACGTAGATATATGGGACTTGTATTCAAGATAAAGAATATGGAAATGCCTAAGACATGTGGAGAGTGTAGATTCAGTGAGTTTGACTGGGAATGGGATACGTGCCAGTGTACTTTACTAAAAAAAGGAATTGAAGTTGATGAAAGAACGCAGTGGATAAAGTCAGAAAGATTAGAAGATTGTCCTTTAGAAGAGGTGGATTATTATGAGTAGTAGATTTGTGAGAATTGATGATTCCCTAGTTAATGTGGATGACATAAGTGTTGTTATTGAAAGAGGGAAGAACAGTGCGATTTGCATGAGAGGTGATTACGAGGGTGTTGGCATGATTCCAACCAACAAAAACCTTGACGAGTTATTAGATATTCTAAACGACAGAGAACCGTCTTATGATTGGATACCATGTAGAGAACGACTGCCAGAAGATAGTGACTATCACGATTTATGGGAGACTCCAGACGGTGCGGTGCTTTGGTGTAAAGCAACAGGAGAAATCGGCATTGGATGGTATTACGAAAGCACTAAAAATTGGTGTGACCTATGGGATAACGGTGTAAAAGATGTAATCGCATGGATGCCATTACCCGATCCATACAAAGGAGAAAGCTAGGAGTTAGATGAATGATCTATAACAACGAAAAAGAATACTTAGTAGAAGTAAATGCAGAAACTAAAGGGTATGTGACAGTATATGCTAAAAGCCCTCAAGAAGCAGAAGAAAAAGTTAGTGACATGAGTTTAAATGCATACGATTTAGAAGATGCAGAAATCATGGATAAGACAGTTATTACAGCGCATAAAGTAGGAGAATATGACGAATGGTTATAAATGAATACGTGAATCAAATGTTATCAATGCAAATGGCATTAGATAACGAGATTGAAAGAAAAAAGAATATCCGATACGGAGCAGGAAGCAAGTTTAATTACATGGGCTTACGATATGCATTACTAGACGAAATCGGAGAGTTATGCCACGAATTAAAAGGCTTCTGGTGTTGGTGGAAAGACACACAGGAAGCTCCGGTGAAAGACAGGATCCTTGAAGAACTTATTGATGTATGGCATTTTGGATTATCGATCCACTATCACGAAGTATCACACAGATATAATTGCACGCTCGAATTAGAACCGAACGAAGGAAACGGATGTTCCGTAATGAATCTGATTGATGTAGCAAGAGATAGTGGAGCAAACGTTATTGATGATTTACTTTATCTGACATACGGACTTGGATTCACAATCGAAGAAGTATATGCAGCGTATATAAACAAGAACAAAGTAAATTATTTGAGGTTAAAAAATGGGTATTAGAGAAAGGAGTAATAACTAATCCTAGTGAAACTAGGTTGTGTGAAGATTGCGTAATGAGCACATAAAAACAGATATAATAGCGTGAAATCGAAAGAGAGTAGCAAGGGAAGATAATCTGTTTATCCGTTACTAGAAATAGTTACGGATGTTATGAAACATATTATTTCATTAAGTGGTGGCATAGGAAGTTTCTATACACTACAACGAGTTTTAGAGAAACAAGATAAAAAGGATGTAGTTTGTGTATTTTGCGACACACTTGCAGAAGACGGAGATCTATACAGATTCCTGGATGATATTGAAAAACACTTTGATATATCTATCGTTCGGATAACGCAAGGTATATCACCATTTGAATTAGCGTTTAAAGATAGATTTTTATTTAACAGCCGGGTTGCTAGTTGTTCTAAGAAATTAAAATCAAAACCATTTAACGAGTGGTTAAAGAGCAATTACAGCCCGGAAGAATGTGTGCTTTATTTAGGAATCGACTGGACAGAAACACACCGAAAAGATGCAATTGAAAGGAATTACAAGCCATATAAAGTTGAATTTCCAATGTGCGACAAACCATACATCAGCAAGTATGAAATGATAGACGGATTAAAAGAAGTCGGAATTGAAATACCGAGAATGTATAAACTCGGTTTCCAACACAATAATTGCAAAGGGTGTTGCTTCAAGGCAGGTGTAGGTCATTACAAGCTGCTTCTGGAAAAGGATAGAAATACCTATCTTGAAATGGAGAATAAAGAAGAAATGTTAAGAAAGACATTGAACAAGGATGTATCTATTCTAAAGAATTACACTTTGAGAGAATTAAGAGAAATTGTTGATAATCAACCTAAGCAATTGACATTGTTCGAGTGTCAAGACTTTGGTGGATGTGGTTGTTTTGTAGACGGATTGAATGATGAAAGCAATCAGTAAGTACGTAGAATGGGAAGTTGAAGAAATAGATCCTGTTCTTCTGCATATATTTCCCAAAGGAAAATACATGGCTAGGGATGAGCGTTATACAGTAGTGTTTATCCCTAGCACTAATGGACAATCAATGTTGTATACAATCGAAGACGAAACGTATATAGCTATGTTTACAAACAGAATTGAAGAACTAGAAGCAAAAGGAAATGTACAGATTCCTTTGTTCTAACAGGAGGGAATAATGCTTAATTGTCCAAATTGTGGAGCACCTATTGTGGGTGACAAATGTCAGTATTGTGGAACTGAATTTAAAGACTGGACAGATTTAGATTTCATTAATCCGGTATATTTTAAAATAAAATCTAAAAACAAAATTGTAATGGTTAGAGCTGTTCCAATAAATATTGAATTAAATTATCAACATGAACCATGCAATTTTTATGCCGATAACGTAGTTTATCATTCAACTTACCTAGATAGTTTGAAAATGAATGTTGAGTTTGAATGTGTGAGGAACGACCGAGGAAATTTATACGAAACGATCGAGGAAAAGGATTAAATGACATTTGAAGAATTTTATGAAAGATACCTCACAGGGAAACTTGAAATCAACGAAGATTGGGTAATAGGACAGTTGGAACGAAATCCAGAATCTTTTTCGGATACTTCTTTAACCGTTTATAGTGGTTATTATTTAAAAAAACAGTTGAATTCTAAATTAACAAACAAAGAAAAAAAGATTTTAAATAAAGTAATGAAAGAAAGATTAAGAAGATCTGACGAACAGTTTAAAGATATTTTGTGAGGTTATACATGAAAGAGTTTAATCTATCTGAAATTGTTGCAGACCTTGAGCAAAAGTATGAGGTTGAGTTTGAAATAATAGATAACAGAGCAGAAGCAAAGACCACTACCAAAGACAAGCATGAACAAGTTGAGATAATAATCAGCGTAGGTAAATACACATGTCTTGACGAACGACAAGGAAAACATTTTGTCGGTGTTGATATGTGGATTAACAGAACATATGGTTTCGGTCATCCATGCGACAGCATGGATCAGGTTTATAAATATTTTAATAAATACATACAGAAAAGACTGTTTGTACAAGAAAGGTTATTATGAAAAAATACAAAAGTTTTAACGACATCACAGACAAAGGGAATGAGTTATACGAGAGTGCAAAGAATACTGATCATAAAGATATGATTGAATTTATGGAGCAGTCTTTAACACAGTTAGATTTACTTAGCAGAAAAGTTTTTGGATTGGAGCAAAGTGTTAAGAATTATCAAGCGAAAGAGTACAGGTATAAAAAGAGTTTATGAACAGAGTGGTATTAGTTGGTCGTTTAACGAAAGACCCAGTATTGAAAATGACACAAACAGGTAAAAGCTGCTGCACATTTACAGTAGCGTGTGACGGATATGGAGACCAGACGGATTACATCAATTGCCAAGCGTGGAATCAAACAGCAGAAAACGTAGCAAAGTATCTAACAAAAGGATCTATGGTTGGAGTAGACGGAAAGATACAGACAAGAAGCTATACAACACAGGACGGACAGAATCGATACGTGACAGAAGTTTTAGCGCAGTCAGTACAATTCCTTACTCCAAAGCAGAATCAAGCGAATACGTATCCAAACCAAAACGACAGAGCCGATAAGTATACAGTGAATTATGATGCAGAGAATGATGTGCTTGATATAACATCAGATGATTTGCCATTTTAGGGGGTAGCATGGAATTATATTCGATTTATTTTAAAAGTGGAGAAGTTTTCCAAGTAGAAGCCGAGAAGTTTTATATCAATGAAAATGTGATAAGTTTTAAGGCCGAATCAAAGACAGTTGCAGTAATACCGATCGAAAGTTTTAACGCTATTGTTTTGGAGAGTGCAAATGCTTGATAAGAAGTTTTACGAAAGACAAGCATACATCAAGTATAACAAGATGAAAAGTTTCCCGGATTATCAAAAGAACCTGGAGCGTTTAGAAGAAGAATTGAAAGAAATCCTGGCACGCAAGGAAGAAGCAGAAAGAGTGCGTGCTGTTCAGTACGACAAGGAACCGGGACAAGCAGGGCATGATGATAAAAGTTTTTTATTGGAGTTGTACACAATCGAAGAAAGCATCAAACAGAAAATAAGTGAAACAAAAACAGAATTGCTTTTTATCGAATCATGGAACAAAGGATGCACAGAAGAAGTGCAGAAGTTTATCCGTTTCAAATTGTTTGAAGCAGACAAAAGACATCATAAATGGGAAGATGCTGCACATAAGTTTTACCAAGATCCCAGTTATATGAAACGTAAAATCATCCGAGACCTTGCAGAAGTTTCCAAAAAAGAAATGTCCAAAAAGGACAATGAGGATTGATATATAATGAAATCGGTCAGGCAAGACCTCCTTTCTAATCTTGAAAAATCATTTAGTGGCAGAAAAGAGTGGATAAGTTTTCCACTTTTTTCTTTATAAGTTTTTTTGATAAGTTTTTCATAAGTTTTTTTGATAAGTTTTCATAAGTTTTGTATCATAAGTTTATGAAAAAGTTTATAAGTTTTCTATGTGATTTGTTGACGATAAAAGAACCGGTCATTCTGTATGAACCAACGGAAGAATATCCGTTGCCTGAAACTGCCGGTGCTAGAAGCTATCCGGAAGACAATGTGATAGTTTTGAACACAAGTTTATTTCATGATGATCTGGACTATATATTAATCACTCATGAGATAAGACATATCTATCAATATCAAGTAGTTAAAAACAATCTAAGTGATTTAGAATCAAAGAATACAATACGTGAATGGCGAAAAGGATTCAAAAACTACAAGGATTCTACAAGTCTTCACTATGAGAATCAGTCACTAGAAGTTGATGCACAAACGTTTACATGGTACGTACTGTATGTACTTTTTCAAAAGAGTACTAATATCACATGTTCAGAAAACGCATTTAAAAAACGTTTAAAAGTTTTGATGTATGATCTTCCTGTTGATGAAATCAGAGAAGTGTATGATTTCCACTATACAAAAAAAGCGTGATTTCTCACGCTGTTTATTCAATCCTTTCTAACTTTTCAAAACCATTTGCGTTGACGGACTTTTTTGATCCGTCCGGTAGGTAAAACCAGTTACCTTTAATGGTTCCGATTGAAACTTTTTTTTCTGCTTTTGGATGCTTGCGAGTACCGGACCAAACCAGGTACTCACATTTCCATGTTTCTTCAATTGATTTCTTTTCTTTTTCTTTTTTAGATTCTTCTTTGATTCGCTGCACTGTTGCGTTAATTTCTTCTTTTGTTAAAACATCAAGTATTTCATCATCAAATCTGTAAAAGCTAGTTTCATTGAAGTAAGATCCTGTATGATGCCAACTATCGTACGATAGAAACAAGTGTTTCAATGCCGGCGCCGGAACTTTTTTGATATCATTCAATGAGAAGTCTTTATCACTAAAATCATAACTTTCTAGAATGTCTATGATTTCTTGTTTGGTCCATTGTGACATTGGTTTAATATTTTCTTCATAGCAGTTAGCAGCACGTACGCTCATTCTATTTCCTACATATCCGTTATTCATTTTGTTTTCCACCTTTCATTAGTTTTTTTGCATTAATTTAGAACTTTTTGATAAACTCAACTTTTTGATAATTTTTTTCTATTCTTTTCATAGCATTTTTCATTTTTCGATCTGTAAATTCTCTTAAGTCCCAAGCTTTCCAAACTTGATTATTTTCGTCAACTAACATGATCATATTTGCTATTTTTTGGAATTCAAATGTTTTCAATTTATTTTCCACCTTTCTTTTTTTTCAATGCCTGGACTTCCTAAAATGGAAGTCCGGCCGGCATTAATTTTGATAAGTCTTCATTGTATTCATTTTTAACTTTTTTTCTTTCAATCTTTTGAACCAGATTGTTAAACACATCTAGTTTGAATAGAAGTGTATCGTTTTTATTTAGGATATTGAAGCCTTGAGAAGTAGTAACTACTTTTCCTTTGTTCAACCCGGTATGTTTAACTAGTTCATCTTCATAAAGTTTTCTTTCTTCATCTGTTAGTTTGAAGTCAAAATCAAAGTAACATTTTACTCGGTTCATCTCTGGATCTTCTTTGTAAAGAGAATCAAGTTCAGTTAGTTTTTTTATGTTTTGTTTGTTGTTCCAACAGAACCAAACTTTTTCACGTTTATCCCATTTAAAGTAGTTAGATTTTAAATAAGTACGTGTATTTTCATCCGGAATTGCATCAAAGTCAATGTTTATACGTGAGTAGTTATAACCTTTTTTTGATACTGCATTAATGATTTCAATTGAGAAATTGTTATATTCTTTGTTCATATTCTTACTTCCTTTCATCCAGCAGCCGATTATTGAACCGGCTGCACATCATAGTCATTTAAATCAGTTGCGTGATATCTAGTAGATCCGTATGTATCTCGTATCCATTCCATGCTTTTAGTACGTTTGCGTGTTTTCTTAAAATGGTTACCATTTGTCGTATTTAGGTACCATGCCTTTTTACTTTTGGAATATCTGAAGTTCAATTCTTTGATAACTTCTTTGTTGTCGTATGTGTTACCGGTTATCCAAATCCAATAACCACACACTTCAATTTCTAGTCCGGTACACTTCATTAATCGATTAATGATATCCGGATATTCGTTAGCTTTTTCATCTGAATGATAGTATCCTTTTTCGTTGGCTGCAGCTTTTCTGTTGTTGACTGTTTTCAGATTTTCGAATAGATATTCATATTCGTTATTGATTTTAGCCATGATTTCATTGGATCCACCACAATCTGGATGATACTGTTTAGCTAACTTTCTGTAAGCCTTTTTCAAATCTTCAAGTGTTGCAATGTTTTGTTCGTTGAAATAGTTAATTGTCATGTTGTTTTCTCCTTTTAGGCTTTTGCCTTTTTGCTTTTCGCAAGTTCATAGTAAATGAAAAAAATGTACTTGTCAACAGAAAAGTTAATCTTTTTTGTTAAAAAGTACACTTAAAATATATATAAATATATATTTTAAAAAAATTAAAAAATATGATACAATCAAAGCAGAAAAGGAAAGGAATAAAAAATGTTAGGTGATAAAATAAGAAGTCTGCTGATGTTAAAGAGAATTAAGCAAAAGGATATTGCAGAAGAATTGAACAGAACTAAACAATCTATAAACAATACGCTGAACAAAAACACATTAAGAGTAAGCATGCTAGTTGGCATATGTGAATTGTGCAATTGCAGATTGTCAATCATAGATAACGATACCGGTCACGAGCTGTATACAATCGATAAGAATGATTTTTAATTCCAGATCTAACACCTGGAATTTTTTTGTATATTTTTTTATTATTATTTTTTTAATATAATATCTTGAATTAAGACAATGAAAAGCCGGGTTATTGATCCGGTCTTTTTTCTTTGTCCTGGATCATGCTGGAAAGGTCCCGGAAAACCCGGTTAAATCTTTGAAAAAAATTGTACAAAATTGTACCTGTCGGAAGACCTTGAAAAAATCTGAATATCACATGATATTTTTTTACCCTGCAACGACAACGAGCCGGGGCGTGTCAAATCAACTTCTGACCCCCCATATTTGTAGATTTTATCTATTTCGGTAGGAACGGCGCCCCTCCTTAAAAAAACGCAGACGATTTTTTTCAAAATGGGTTTTTTCGTAAATATCTAAAAATATGTACAAAAATTCGTTTACGATTCAACAGAATTCATAAAAATAAAAAAGTCCAAAAAGGACAGCGCAAAGTATGGTATAAAGTAAACGTAAGATAACGTAAATCTTACAATCATTTCTTTCTTTTTTATGTTTTTCATTCTTAAATCTTTTTCGAAAGCCCTGTAGAGGGCTTTTTTATTGGTGAGTGAATAAAGGTACTCTTTCGCTATGTTGCTCCACCTTTATTTGCTCATTAATGGAAAGGAAAATCAAATGGAGAGATACGGAGCAAGGAACTTTGCAAAGAAGTTTTATAGATCTTCTGCATGGATTAAGAAAAGCAATGCATACAGAAGAAAACATCCACTTTGCGAACGCTGCTTGAAAAAGGGGATCTACACACCGAGCCAATGTGTACATCACAAGATTTATATAAGCAGAGAAAATTACAAAGATGCAAGAATCACATTGAATGATGATAACTTGGAAGCACTTTGTCATTTGTGTCACGAAAGAGAACATAACGGGGGAATCGATTATGAATTTGACGAAGACGGAAGTCTAGTTTGCAATTATGAAAGAGAGTGAGCGAACATGGCGAAGAATTACAAAAAAATATACAGAAAGAACAAAGAAAAAATCATTACAAGCATGATGCAGTTAGGGACATACAGACCACAGTTTGATGTTTCTATTGAAGTACTTGCAAGAACGCTTACTGATATTGAAGCGAATCTTGATGAGTGGGAAGCACAAAGCAAAGAACAAGGCTATACGCACCGGCAAATGGTTATTGAGTTTACCAACAAATCCGGAGCAACAAACCTTATGAAGAATCCTTATTACATGAATGACCTGCAGTTGAAAGAATCAGCTATGAAGTACTTCAAGGAATTAGGATTCACACCAAACGCATTGAATAAATTAGGAAATCCGTCCGGAGAAGTCAACGATCCATTAGAACAATTCTTAAATGAAGTATCTTGATGAATATAAAGCCGATATAGAATCCGGCAAAGCAATTGTTAATAAATGGATCCTGGCTAATTTTTCAATGGTAGAAAAAGGACTAGCAAACAAAGACTTCTTTTACGATTCAAAAAAAGCAGACCTCGCAATTAACTTTATTGAATTGTTTTGTCACCATGTGGAAGGTAAAACAGAAAACCTAAAACTGGAAATATGGCAAAAATATTTTTATGCCTGCATGTTCGGTCTTGTAGATGAAAACGGATTGAGACATTTCCGGGAATATGTCTTGACTATGGGAAGAAAACAAGGCAAATCCTTAATGGCAAGCTCAACAGAAGTTAAAGTAGCTTATACAGAAAACGAGCCGGGCATGCAAATTTATAATATCGCTCCAAAACTAGAACAGGCAAAAATCATTTATGAAACTGCTTATAAAATGATTGAACTTGTTCCTTCCTTGAGTAAACGGAAGATGAGAAGACGGAGCGATATTTATATCCCAAGCAAAAATGCAACACTTAAACCAATTGCATTTAGCAGTAAGAAATCAGACGGATTCAATCCTCATGTAGCAGTATTTGATGAATTCGGTGCATGGGAAGGTGAACAAGGTTTGAAAATGTACAACGTTATGTTGTCAGCAGAAGGAGCAAGACGAGAGCCAATCAATCTAGCTGTAAGCACTGCTAACTACATAGATGACGGATTGTATGATGAATTGATATTACGTAGTACTTCTGTACTTATGGGGAAATCTAAAGAATCAAGGCTATTCCCTTTGCTTTACATGATTGAAGATGAAAATAAGTGGAATGATCTGGACGAATTAAGAAAGGCTTTACCTAATCTGGGTGTTTCGGTCAGTGAATCATTCATCATGGAAGAAGCACGAAAAGCAGAAGCAAGCCCTTCATACAAAGCCGAGTTTTTAACGAAGTACTGCAACATCAAACAAAACTCTTTAAGCAGCTGGTTGAGTGCAAGCATGATTGAAAAAACAAAATGCGAAAGACTGGAACTATCACAATTTAGAAGACATTATGCTTTTGGTGGTATAGACCTTTCGCAGACAACAGACCTTACAGCAGCATCTTTGCTTATCAAGCATGACGGAATAGATTATATATTCTGTCATTTTTTTATGCCTAAAGACAAAGTTAAAGAATTAACAGATAGAGATAAAGTACAGTATCAAAAATTCATTGACTTAGGTTTTTTAAGCACAAGTGGAGAACACTATGTACAGTACCAGGATGTTTTAGCGTGGTACGAAAGCATCAAGAAGCAGTACAAGATAATTCCTATCGTTGTTGGTTACGACCGGTATTCTGCACAGTATCTAGTCAGTGAAATGGATAAAAAGGGATACAAAATGGATGATGTCATTCAAGGAACGAACTTAACACCGGTCATTGATGAATTTGGTGGATTGATAGCAGACGGAAAAGTAAGAACCGGCACGAACGGATTATTACAGAGCCACTTTGCAAACGTAGCTTTAAAGCATACTGCAGAAGATAAACGAGTACGACCAATGAAGATTGAGCAAAGGAAACATATTGACGGATTTGTTGCTGTTATAGATGCCTACACAGTAAGGCAGAAATGGTACGAAAAATACAAATGGCAGATTGAAAACAAAGGCAGGTGATAACGTGAAATTATTTGACATTTTATTTAAACACAATAAAAAGAACAACACAGGATCTATTGTGTGCACATTGAATGGTTATCCCTCTATCAATGGAGCCTTTAATCAAGACTTGTATGAAATCAGTTTAGTAAGAGGTATCGTACACAGAATCGCTATTGAATGTAGCAAAGTAGAGCCAACAGTAGTACGTATGAATTCAAACCATGCAAAACGGATTTACCGGATCATAGCAAAAAGACCAAACGAGTTTATGACACCAAGTCAATTCTATTACCGGATTGCAACGATCTACGAAATTGAGAACAACGCTTATATTGTTCCTATCTTAGATAAGTACGGAGAAATAGAAGGGCTGTATCCAGTAGCGCCAAGCCTTTGCAAACTAGTAGCAAGAGAAACAGACGGAGAAATGTTCATAGTCTTCACATACGGAGACGGAACACAGCAAGCTATGGAATATCGCAAAGTAGGGCACATCAAACGGATGCAGTACAAAAATGATTTTTTCGGAGAAAGCAATAGTGCATTCAACACAACAGCAAACCTACTGTTAGCACAGGAAGAATCTTCTAGTGATGCTATTAATAACAACTCTAACTTGCGTTTCATGGGTAAATTGAATTCGCAGGTGGCTGATGATGAAGATTTCAAGGAACAACAGAATATATTGCAGAGATTAAACATGAATGGAAATAAATCCGGAATCTTTCTGTATGACGATAGATACGAATCATTCAAAACGATTGAGAACAAACCTATCTTGTTGGATGCAGACCAAAAGAAAGCAATTGACAATTCTGCTTATAACTACTGGAACATAAATGAAGATATATTGCAGAACAAATACACAGAAGACACATGGAATGCTTTCTATGAATCAGAGATCGAACCATTTTTTATTCAAATTGGAGAAGTGATAGGCAGTATGTTCTATACACCTAATCAATTAGTGAATGGAAACGGAATCTTTATGAGTTCGAACCGACTGCAGTACGCAAGCAACAAAACAAAGGTTGATGTTGCTAAAGAGTTCTTTGACAGAGGACTATTCACAGTCAATCAAGCCTTAGAACTACTTAACTTACCACCACTCCCAGACGGGGATATTAGATATATACGGGCTGAATACATACCACAGACAGAACAATCCGGAAAGGGGGTGGATGAGAATGACGAAACCAAAGCAACGTTCGTTAGAGTTGACAATGACAGCTCCGACAACGAATAAGAGGATTGAATCAGATTACTACATTGAGGGTTATGCAACGACATGGAAACCATACGTATTATTCAGAGATGAAGACGGAAAGCCTGTATATGAGCAGATTCTTGCAACAGCATTTGAACAAGCGAAAATGGATGATGTTATTCTGCAGTACGACCATGAAGGCAGAGTTTTTGCAAGGATGACAAATGGGACATTAGGCATGGAAATTGATGCAAACGGATTGTTCATCTGGGCAGACCTCGGAAAGACACAGGCTGCTAGAGATCTGTACGAAGATATCCAAACTGGAATGGTAACCAAAATGTCTTGGAGATTCTTTATTGATGTTAATGGAGATTATTACGACAGTGCTAAACGCACTTTTTTTGTTACCAAAGTTAGAGAAATCCTTGATGTTAGTGCAGTGAGCATCCCTGCAAACAATCAGACTTCTATCACAGCTAGAAAACAGATTGTAGAAGATGAAATGAATGAAAAGCTAAAACGAGAAAGACAAAGAAAAAAATTAGAAATTTCATTAAAAATCGGAGGGTTAAAATGACATTAGATGAAATCAAAGTATTGAACCATGAACAAGTACAGGCTCGTTTACGTGACATTTCAAAAGAAATGGAAAACGAAGATGCAGACTTGGAATCATTGGGAAAAGAAGTAGACGCATTGAATGAAAGAAACGCAGATTTAGCAAACGCAGAACAGCGTAAAGCAAATATGCGTGACATGATCGCAAAAGGCTTAGAAGAAACAGTTGATGTAAAAGGGCAGAGTGACAAGGATGCAGAAGCACGTTCGAAGAAAGCAGAACAGAGAAAACGTGACCTGTTAGAAAAGCGTTCTATCACAGTTAGTTCTTCTGACCTGCTTGTTCCGAAGCATTACGGAAATAACATCAACGACACTTTCAACGAAGTATCCACATTAGTAGATAAGATCCAGATTGAATCCTTACCAAATGGAGAAAGTTATTCCGAAGCATTCTTAAAAGGTTACGGAACAGGTGGAATCGTTGAAGAAGGCAAAGACTATACGGAAGCAGAACCGGTATTCGGTTATGCAGATATGACAAAAGTCAAGATCACTGCATATGCAAGCTTCACAGAAGAAACACGTAAACTTCCGGCAGCAGACTATGTATCAAAAATAACAAGTGGAATGAATATTGCGTTACGTAAAGTGTTAAGTGCTCAAGTAATCAAAGGTTCTGGATCAAATGAATTCATGGGTATCTTTGGTACACCGGATGCTATCGATTCTGCAAAAGACTTAACTATCACTGCTATTGACGAAGATACATTGAACGAAATCATTTTTGCATATGGTGGGGACGAGGATGTAGAAAGCCCACAGGTGTTAATTTTAAACAAGAAAACGCTTAAAGCTTTCAGCGAAGTGAAGAAAGGTGATAATTCCGGTCCTGCTTATGATATTGACTTAGCAAGACAGACTATCAACACTATTCCATACATCATCAATTCTAACGTTGATGATTTCAGCACTGCTTCTGCAGGTGGCTTTGTAATGGCATATGGTGATTTGAACGCATACAAGGCTGTACAATTCTCGCCAATGGAAATCCGTATGAGCGATTCTGACGGAACGAACTTTAGAAAAGGTATTGATGCTTACCGGGCAAGCGTATTTGTAGCAGGTAACGTAGTCAAATACAACGGATTCTTACGAGTTAAAAAAGGATAGAGTAGAAATCGGGTGTTGATATGTTAAACACTTGCAAAACAGCATTGAGAATTAAAACAGATGCTTACGACAGCGAAATCCAAACATACATCAACACTATGTTATATGACCTTGAAAGACTAAAAATCAAATATAATGCAGAACAGCCGGAGTCAGAAATCAAGACTTTGGCTGTTTGTTATGTAAAATCTCAATTCGGAGCAGGTAACGTTGACTATAAACAAGCTATGTACGAAGCCTACAAAAACCTACTAAGGGCTTTGCTTATGGATAAGTCAAAGAGGAATAACAGCTAATGCCTTATGAATATACCCGGCAGAATCCCTTGTGGGATGATGTCTGTTATTTAATTTCAAAAAACACTTATGTAGATGAAGACGGAATCGTACAAGAGGGAGAGCCAACGAAAAGAGAAGTGTTCTGTAATGTCAGTGGAGTATACATGCAGGAATTCTTTCGAGGGTATCAAATGGGAATCAAACCAAGATATACAGTTAAGGTTTTTCAAGGTGATTACCATGATGAAAGATTGATTGAATATAACGGACAAACCTATGTTGTGTATCGTATGTATCCCTCAAACGACATGATAGAACTATATATCAGAGAGGATATCGGAGAATGGCAAACGTAAGACAGGAACTTGTTGCAGATTTAAAAACATTATTCCCAAAAGGGAATTTTGTTTATGGTGGTTTCAGAAAACCAGTCAAACCACCTTATGGATTATACGCTAGAGAGCGAAGCGATAATTACTTTGCAGATGATGTCGTAACAAAGAAATTTGATAGATATTACTTGCGTTTGGTTGTGGATCACAAGGATTTCTCTTTGGAACAAAGAATTGAAGATATATTTGATAGTCATGGGATAGGTTATAACGTGGATTTCGAACAAGAGAATCAACAGGAAAAAGTATACGTTACAGAATGGAGTTTTGGTTTATATGTTGAGAGTACCAGTTAGCGACACGATAGTGTGTACACCGGAACAGTTTGGTGGAGTATGCAGGCAAATATTGTCAGCCTATGAAATCAGTGCAGAAACAGCAGTTCGAGAAGGTATAAAAAAAGTAACGTTAGAAACCAAAAAAATTGTTAGGGTATCTGGTCCTTATAAAGATTTAAAAGGATTTTACCGTAGAGACCTAGCACATAAATACGAGGGTGCCGGTGATGAGTTCACCGGCATTGTTTATAACAAAGGACCTCATGTTGGTTTAGGGCATCTGTTAGAACATGGACACAGGATAGCGAACCAACATGGATTTACAGGTGGTTCAACCAAAGCTTACAGACATTGGTTGAATGGACAAAGATATGTTGATGAAAACGCAGTCAACATAATCATCAGATATTTATAGAAAGGCAGATATTATGGCAGATAACAATAAAGTGAGATTCGGATTTAAATCCGTTTATTATTCAATCATCACAGAAACAGCAGATACTATTACTTACGGAGAACCAAAGAAATGGCCGGGGGCACGTAGTATTACAATGGATCCAGACGGAGATAGTGGAAGCACATACTATGCAGACGATATTGCATACTTCACTAGTTCTAGTGTAAATGGTTATTCCGGTAGTTTGACTATGGCATATTTACCAGAGCAGATTCAGAAAGATATTTTTGGATACATTGAAACGACAGACGGAATGTTAGCAGAAGATGCAAATGCAAACGTAGTACCGGTCGCTTTGCTGTATGAATGCAACGGAGATAAGAACCAGGTACGACATACAATGTACAAGGTTGTGTTCTCTAGACCTAGCTTTGAAGCAAACACTAAAGAGGATTCTATTTCACCGGATGAAATCAGTATGGATTATACCTCTGTACCGGTTGCAGATGATGCAGACCATGCGTGGACAAAATCTTCTTGTCCAAAGGGCGCTGCAGCATATAACACATTCTTTGAAACTGCACCACACTTACCTGCAGTACAAGAAATAGGTGGATAACAATTGACAGGGATTGATGTACTTCAATCCCTTTTATTTTTTAATTAATTTAATTAAATAAAGGAGATAACATGGAAACTACATTAGTAATTGATAACAAAGAATATAAAGCAGTATACAGTGGTAAGACTGCTCGATTATACAGAGAAAACTTTAATTCGGATTTGATGATAGATATCCAAGAAGCACAGTTGAGATATCAAGATGCTTTACGTTATCACGTCCAAGAAGGCATAGAATTAAACGAAGCAGAAATGAGCGTTATTGTCATTAAGAATATCGGCGAAGATCTGTTATGCAAAATGACATGGGCGAGCATTCAAGCAGGTGGAAACAAAGGTATGAAAGCATACACAACATTCATTGACAAAGTTGAAGATTACAACGGATTCATTGAACAAGCTATGGACTGGTTCGGTTTCGTAGTAAATGGTGGACAGCCGATTGTTCAGCCTGATGAAGATATCAAAGAAGAAGCAGAAGAAGAATCATCAAAAAAAAATTGAGTTTCTCAAGACTTTTTATGCTTATGAAGACACTAGGCTATTCATTGAATGAAATTGATGAAATGGGGATCGGTTTCATGCAGGATATCTTACTTGAAAAAATGAATGATTCTAACAGAGCCAAAAAGAAAAAGTCAGAACCAAAGAAAGTAAGGGTAAGAGATGCAACGCAGAGAGATATGGATAGACTAGCAGGCTTACTCTAAAAGGAGTGATTAAATGGCATATTCAGTAAAAGGAATTTCTATCAAGATCGGTGCAGATACCACCGAATTCTCAAAAGGAATAAAAAAGATTAAAAATGAAGTCGCAGGCATTGACAGTACAATGCGTGATTTCAAAAAATCTTATTCTTTTAATAAAGACTTAGGAAATTCTTTTAAAAACTTATCTATCAACCAAGCGTTGGTTGCTGATAAATTTAAAAATCTAAAAAAACAACAGTCGTTATGGGGTGAAGGACTAAGGGCAGCCGAAAGCAATTTGAAGAAGTACAACACGAAATTATCGGATGCAAGAAACGAAGTAGCCCGTCTTGAAAACGCAATGAAGACAGGTACAGGAAGTACCAAAGAAAATGCTGCAGCACTCGAACAAGCTAAAGAAAAAGTAGCAAAATACGAGAAGTCAGTAGAGAACAGTGAAAGACAGGTTCTAAAATTTAGAGCCGGTGTACAGGGCTTGACCAATCAGATGAAAGGATTAAGCACTGAATTTATTTCTACTAATAACGCAGTCTTGAAACAGTACGCAACGTTAAAGCGTGTTAGCAGTTTAACAGATAAGCTGGCAAGCGCAACAAAATGGTTAAGTATTGGAAGTGCTGCAACAATTGCAGCATCAATCGCAACTACAATGTCGTATGAAGATGCGTGGGCAGGTGTACTGAAAACAGTAGAAGGAACTCCACAACAATTAGAACGTGTAAACAATGGTCTGAAACAATTGGCAACAACAACAGCTAGCAGTTATCCCGAAATAGCTAAATTCGCTGAATTAGGTGGACAAATGGGTATCGCAACAGATTCTATTGTTGGTTTTACTAAAACTATCACAATGCTTAACGATACAACAAACTTATTAGGTGAAGAAGGCGCACAGCAGATAGCCAAGTTTGCTAACATCATGGCAGGCTCGCAGGGACAGACCAACGAATACTTTGAAAGATTAGGATCTACAATCGTAGATTTAGGTAATAACTTTGCAACGACAGAAAATGACATTATGACAATGTCAATGCGTATAGCACCAATGGCTAAAGTAATTGGATTGACAGAACAAGAAGTACTAGCTTTATCTACTGCTTTAAGTTCTGTTGGCATGAAAGCTAATGCCGGTGGTGGTGCTATGTCCAAGTGGTTGGGCAACATCAACACAATGGTAGCAACAGGATCTGAAGATTTGCAGAAATGGGCTAATGTAGCCGGTATGAGCGCAGAGGAATTTACGCAGGCATGGCAAACAAATCCTATGCAGGCTTTTCAGACATTTATTCATGGTTTAGGAAAGTATGGAAACGAAGGAAGCAAGATCCTTTCAGAACTAGGGGTAAACGAAATCAGAGCAAGCCAAGCATTTTTAGCGTTGGCATCCAATTCTGACATTTTAGATAGTGCATTAGCGAAGTCAAACGGAGCGTGGGCAGAGAACACTGCTATGGTAAACGAAGCGCAGAAACGTTACGGAACAATGAAGTCACAGGCTATACAGACATTCAATGCAATCAAAAATTCTGCTGCTGACTTAGGGTCCAGATTTGCTCCATACATCAAGAACATATTAAGTGCATTAAAGAGTTTAGCAGACGGATATAACAGCTTGAGCGACAGTCAAAAAGATTTTGTTGCTAAAGCGTTATTGATTAGTACTGCAGTCAGCCCGGTAAATAAAGTAATCAGTAAATTAAGTGGTGGATTTGCAGGACTGATCGGAAAAATTGGAAGTACTGCTATGTCGTTTGAAGCATCTGCATCTGGCATTGAAGCTTTTGCAGGTGGTTCTACAATGGCATCTAAAGGCCTTACTCTAATGAGCAAAGGATTAACAACAGTACAAGGCGCTGTAGTTCCTGTAACTGCAGGCATTGTGGCTTTAGTGGCTGTTTACGGAACTTTAATCGGTAAATATAAAGAAGCACAGCAAGCCATAAGAGAAGAACTGATACAGAAAGATGCTGATTTTGAAGCAACAGTTAGATTGACGGAAGCATACGGAGAATGGAAAACCAATCTAGAATCTACAATTTCAGAAGCAGATGATATGGTTGCTTCTTATAAAGCAAACGCTAGAACTGCTGATATCTTGATTGATAAAATCGGTCAGTTAAACGGAAAAGAAAAACTAAACGCAAGCCAAAAAGCGTTATTGAAAGAGTATGTAGATCAATTAAATTCAATTTATCCGGATCTAGCACTAAAGATTGATGAAACAACAGGCAAGCTTACAGAAGAAAGTGGTGTTATCGGTGGTAATACACAGAAACTCCAAGAAAACGTTGAGAAGTGGAAAGAGTTAGCAGAAGCACAAGCTTATGTTAATGCTTTGAAAAAATATATTGAAGCACAGGCAGAAGCGCAGATAGAGGTAGAAGCATTACAGCAACAATACGATAGTTTACAGACCAAAATCGAGGACATGTACAACTATGCCGGGCAACATCCGGATCTATTACCAAAAGACCATTATCAGAAAATCCAAGCATTGAAGGATGAACAAGATGAAGTAAATGCTAAACTTAAAGAATCAAAGAAAACGCTAAGCGAAATAGACAAACAAGTTGATGTAGCAACAGACAAAGTAGAAAATAGCCAAACAGCGCAAAAGGTTCAACAAGATTTGAAAAAAATATCTGATGCAGCCAAAAAGTACGGAGCAGAAATCCCAAAAGGATTAGAAGAAAGCATTTCTAAGGGAAAAGTGAATGTTGATACTGCTATCGAAAACATGGCAGATTTAAAAGCTTTCCAAGATAGAGCGTTGGCAGAATGTAACGTTACAGGCGCACAGATTCCACAATGGTTAGCAGAAGGCATTTTAAGTGGACAGTATTCAGTTGATGAAGCTATGGAAATGTTGAAAGCATCCTTATCAGATGATTCTATCGGCATTGAGGGTGCAGACAGTATATCCGATAACTTCAATAACAGATTGAAAATGAATCTAGGTAAAGTGGATATTGACAAGTTACCTGCATTAGACAAATTGCAGACAAGCCCTCAAATTGAGAAAGCTGCAACAGGAGTTGGAACAGCCTTTACTTCTTTTTTAAGTAAATCATTAAATGGTTCTACAAATGCCAGTAAAAATACAAACAAGAACATTGTGGGTGCTTTAAGTTCCAACAAAGACCAAGTACAAAAAGCCGGTCAAGGTATCGGAGTTGTATTTACTACTGCTTTGAATAACGCTGCAAAGCAGGCTCCTATCTACATGAAACAGGTATCTAATACTACAGGTGTTAATGCCGGTTATGGTTCTGGTGGTGCAACAAGTGGTGGTAGAAGCATTGGTGCAGGATTCATGACATTCTCACCGATTATCTCTAAAGCCGGTGGAATAATGCGTAGACAATCTCAATCTGTTGGTGGACAAGCTGCATCCGGTGCCGGGTTAGCTAGATCCGGTGGTATGTATTTGGGTAATGCTTTTTTATCCGGTCTGCAGGGAGCCCTAGCAAGAGCAAATGCTATTGTACGTAGTTACGTATCAAGTATGCGTTCGGACTTATCGGTAGCGACACAGTTAGCGAACCAAATCAGAAATAAAAAGACGAAAAAATCAGCTATTGAGATTAACCAAGAAGAAATGATTAACTTTGGTATCGTTCCAAATATGCCACAGATAAGAAGCTTATATCCGGAAGAATCAAGGTTAGGTGAAATCACATTCGCAGAATTGTCACCGAGAAGACAGGCCATGTATCAAGCAAGTATGAATGTAGCATCATTGTTAGGAAATACAAATGACTTGTTCAGTAGCGAAGTAGCTTATCCGGCAAAAGCGATCCAACCTAATACAAGTGGATATACAGATATGAGTGGTGTTATAAGCAGATTAAATGCGATATTAAACGCATTCCAAGATTTAGATTTAACAATCAATCTACAACCTGCAACAGTTGACGGAAGAGCGTTGACGGATGTAGTGACACAGACACAAAAAATCCGAGATATGTTAAACGCAATTGGAAAGGGGAACGGATAATGTTTACCTTACATTTTGACAATGGACAAGGAGTGGTCGCAAAACAACCACTCCATTATTTATTTAAAATAACAAAAAGACCTATCATTCCATTTCCGGAAGAAATCATAAGAGAGTTATCTTTAGGAAACGGAAAGAAACATTACGAACATACAGGGGAATATCAAGAAAGGATTATCAAAGTAGAATGTAATCTTGTTGCTAAAAGCAAAAGACTATGGATAGACCATATGGCACAGTTGCAGAAATACTTTGTTGGTTCTGGAACACTTACTTTTTCAGATGATCCTCAACACTATTGGAAAGTAAAAAAAGTAGTCATGAACATTAGTAGCAGGGAGCGTGGCAGAGAATCCGAGTTTACACTTGAATTTACATGTGATCCTTACAGATATATCTATTCCGAACCATTGAATTATGAATTAAGTATCACCCCTGGAAGCGAATGGGTCGGTGTAACTCAAGACATGCCTTTCATTAATCCTTATGATAAATGTTTCCCTAAATACACTATCGTGAGTGATAGAAATATTTTGTTACATTTTGAAAATGCAAATGATGAATGGAAGTACTTTGAAATTAATTATTACGGGTCTTCTGGACTTGATACGACAGTGGCAGACAACAGGTATTCGGAGATTGTTATAAACACAGAATCGTTGTCAGCCTATGCATATATTACAGCATCTATTTATACTTTGCGTGGGTATTTTAATGCGTTAGGTGAATCTAGTGGAGATATTAAAATGTTGACTGCAAATCCCGGACAGTGTCTGCTTAAAATTGGTGGGAAGAAAATATTTGAAGAAGATACAAATGCACCGGCAAACGTACAGATCAAGATTGATAGGAATTACAGAGAACTATGAAAAATATCAAAATTTTGTATACGCAGTCTGCATGGAATCAAAGACATATACCATATGACGAAACAACCAACACTATCAATACCAATGGTGATGTAATCTTAAAAAACGTTGTCAAAGCAGAAGTACACATGGAACGAAATGCCACATGGTATGTAGAAATCGAATTTGCAAAATCTGACCTTGATAACACGATTCCAGTGGGGATGATTCCGACCGGATATGATATGCATCCAAACGGAACTGTAATATTACCAGAAGCAATCGTTATATGCACTTTACCTAAACAAGGTGAACAAATGTTTAGAATCGTTCACTACACAGAAAATGTATTAGCAGGAACAATCACAATCTATGCAACACATGTTTTTTTTGATGCTCAAAAAGAAGTAATAACATACGACAAACGAGCAGTCTTAAAAGATTGGGGAACAGCAGTCGGTGTATTAAATACAATTGTTTCTGAATCTGATACAAAGCATCCATACAAAGTCTTTGGTGAATCTTCTGCAGGTGGTGAATATGCAGAGGGATATACGTTGACTGAGGGACAGATAGTCTACATAAGAAGTGCTAAAAACACTAACTATGTATTGGCAGTAACAAATGATTCTGCAAAAAGTAATGTAGTCGTACAGAAGCTCACAAGGGACGATAAACAGAAATGGACAGTCACAAAATCTTCTCAAGGGTTCTATAGTTTTGTGAATGTATACAGTGGGTATGCTCTTTGTGCTGATTTATTTGTTGAAAATGCAAATGTAACACAAAATAATCTGAATACAGAAAATGAATTTTTCCAGTTTATCGCAATGGGAAACATAACGAATGGATATGTAATCTATAGCAATAGTCAATGGAATGGTGGCAATTGGGTACTAACTGTATACAAAGATAACATTTCACAAAATAATACTGTACGTGTAAATCGGTTGACACAGCTGGTAAACGCTAAAAGAGGACAGTTATGGAAATTCAGTGATGCAGATACAATTTCTACTGCATATTGGCAGAAATACAATCTAATTCAATGCATGTTTGGAACGGAAGATAACACTTTGTGCAATCGTTGGACGGATTGTGATACAGAGTATTTCACAGCCATGTTCGATAATTATCACTGTTATTTTGGTGATGCAGAATCATATCCTGAAAACCTGCAACAAAGAAAGTATTATTTTAATACTGATAACAAGGTAGAAGAATATATACGGAAGAACAGCGTTGAAAACGTTGTGACAGGCATTGTCCCACAGTCTTATAACGGACATATGCTACCAAATAATGAAATCGTTAAATATAGTGGTTTTTATGACGGATATTACAATATCCACAGAATCGTATTCAGAGAATACAGCGATATCAAACTATACGAGGATGTAGCAGGGCAGGACGAAATAGACGGTTCTGTTTATCGTACATTAACACAATTGCAAAATGCTTTACGTGTCAGAGCAAATCTTGAACTACAAGCACAGAACATATCCAACAACGAAATAACAACCACTATCAAAGTGTCACAGTTAGTCAATGATATGACGAAAGAAGACGATTTAAAACAGATTAAATTGAATGATATTTTGGTTATCAATCGTGAAGAATACAAAATAAAATCAATGGTATTTGATTTAATCACAGAAAAAGCATCATCATTTGATATCAAATAAAGGAGTGAACCAATGAGGATTTATATAAACGACAATGGCATTACACCGATCCTAACATTTGTGCAGGGCGAAAAAAGGAATCTGACTATAGAGGTTTACGGATTATCACAAACTCCAACAGCAGTGACGCTGTATGCAGTGTTACCAAACGGAGAATGTGCAACAACAACATGTACAGATATCTCACACTCAAATGGACACACAGTATTCGAAGCTAACACAGAACAGCTTACACAATTCAAAGGAAACGTAATGTGCCAAGCAGAATTTACAGTAGGTACAGATATTACGGTTTCCAGTACTTTTATTCTTTCTATTAAAAAGAGCATTAGAAAGGAGTATGGATTATGAAAACTTTGTATTTTGATGTGACAAGGGATAATACATTAAATATCGGTCAACAGTACGACCACAAAGCTATACAAGTTTGTTTTACTCATTTAAGTTATAACGGAGATATATTTATCCGAGTGGAAATGGGCGATTATTCAAACATGATACCTATCCCGAACGCTATATGGGTTATCGGTAAACCACTAACAGACAATCAAGGTACCTGCAGAGGACAGCTTTACGCACAGGACGGAGATAATTATATTGAATTATCTAGAGTATTTAATTTTATTATCAAGGAATCAATTGGAGCAGCTGATCCTAGCCAATATCCAGTTGATGCAGGTGTTGAATCACTTTACAACGAAATACTAACTTCTATCAGTGATGCACAAAACGCTACACAGATAGCTTTGCAAAATTCAAATATCACGAGTATTTCCGTTGACGGAGTGCAGCAGTCGATAGACCAGAACAAAAATGTAGAGATCGATATCGATACAAGCCCGGCAGTAACAAACATCAATAATCAAATGACTACTGCACAGAATAACATAAGCAATTTACTCACAGCAGTATCAAACCTTACAGCATCCATTGCAAGTGAAGAAACATCCCCGGCAACAGCTAATCACGAAATCAACGAGTACTTGATTTTTGGAAATCAGTTATATAAAACGACCGAAGCAATCATCAGTGGTGAATCGTTGTCTGTTGGAACAAACATACTTCCAATTAGTCTTGCTGACATCATAGGGCATGGAGCGTTGACGACAACAGCACAGACGATCATACAGGCTATCAATGAACTGGATAAAGCAGAAGCGCTGACATCAGAATTATCCTGGAACAACACATATACAGACAGCTCACAACAAAGAGAACAGAAGTGTGTAAAGATCGGTCACAGTGTTACAATCGCTGCAACATTTAGTGTTAAAACTGTTTTAAAAGATAATCAAGCATTATTAAGTGGCTTCCCAAGACCGTATGGGGGCACAATTCAATTTGTTGGAATAAACATTACAAAGGGAACACCAATGTCAATGGCTTTACATTCTAGTGGCTACATCACACGTTGGTATGGTGGTACAAACGCTGTAGGGGATATTATTCGTTGCAGTTTCACATATATTACAAATGAATAGGAGATAAAAATGACACAGTATTACATCATGGAGATTAAACAATTAAGTACAGGAGAGTTTGAACATCAAGTGCATTTTGCATGGGATGATGATGCAGACAAAGCGAGATTGAAAGCAGAGAGCAAATATCATGAGATCCTTTCATCTGCTGCAGTCAGCCAGACGAAAAAACATTCAGCAATTATCTTGAGTGAAGAATCATTTCCGTTATTAAGAAAATGCTATAAACACGAATCAGAAGAACAACAGTAGGAGGAAAAATTATGAATTATTTAACAAGTAAATTATGGTGGGAGAAAGCAGGTATCAGAGCGTTAAAGACTGTATGTCAGACTGCAGTAGGTGTTATAGGTACTTCTTATCTTATGTCGGATGTTGATTTTACAACAGTAATGTCTGCTAGTTTATTAGCAGGCATTTTATCTTTATTGACTTCTTTAGGTGGAATTCCAGAAGTTGAGGACGAATAATGACACCGGAAAGTACAGTGTCATTTGCTCTTATTTTTGGCTTGATCGGCGCAGCAGGAGTTTTATACACACTTATTAGCAATATAAAAAAGAATACGCAGGAAGAATCACAGAAACGTAATTCTTATGCAGAGGGAATACTTAAAGCAAATATGAAACTAGATCAAGTTTGTTCATCTCTTAATGAAATGAGAGTTGATACAAAAGCTATTGACAATCAGTTGAAAGAAATGTCAAAGAAACAAGTTGAGCACGATATCAGAATGGACAACCTTGAAGACAGAATTTGCAGATTGGAAGATACAAATGACTAAAATATTTGGAATTGATGTTTCACAGCACAATGGAAACATAGACATTAGCAAAGAAAGCTTTGTTATCATTCGTGCTACATGGGGAACAAATCTCGATACCAAACTTGATTATTGGGTTGACCTATGTAACCGATATAAAAAGCCTTATGGATTATACTGCTATTCATATGCTTTGTCGGAAGTAGACGGAAAGTCAGAAGCAGAATATTTATTAAAAGTAATAAAAGAAAAGAAATTAAATCCACAAGTTGGTATATGGTTCGATATGGAAGATGCAGACGGATACAAAGCGAAACGTGGAGCATTAAACAAAACAGTCATTACACAGGTTTGTAATGGCTTTTTAAATGCAGTGAAAGATACAGGATACTATTATGGTATCTATTCAACGTTGTATTGGTTTAAAACGTTTATGCCTACTATCCAATGCAATAAGTGGATTGCTAACTGGGGAACAAACAACGGATCAAGACAAAGCGACCTATCAAGTGAATGTGTATTACATCAGTACACTTCTTGGCCTTATGACAGAAATGTTAGCTATGTTGATTTAGCAGTCTTTACAAAGAAACCGGTTAAAAGCGAGGTGAAAACAGTGGCAAAGAAAAAAGTTAATATTAATGATATTATCAAATCGTATGAAGGAAAATATATTGATATCGATAATGCATATGGTGGACAGTGTTGGGATTTTGTATGCCATATCTTAGAAAAATACTATGGTGGAAAACGTATCCATTGTGGTATTAGTGGATACGTTAAAGATATCGTTGCGCAAAAGAAAACCAATGGAATCCTAACTTATTGTAGTGAAATCCCTCTTAATGGGCAGGAGATGAAAGCAGGAGATATTGTAATTTGGAATGGTGGACAATTTCCGTTAAGTCATATCGCAATTTACACAGGAAAAGACGAAAACGGAAACGGAATCTATATCGGACAGAACCAGGCTAAAGGACAGATTGTAAATCAGCAGGCTTTCAGCTCTGCAAATATGATTGGCTGCTTTAGACCAAAACTTGTTGAAGTAGTAACAAGTGGAAACACAACAGCTACTGTTAAGAAAGTGGATCAAGTATTGTATGCAGGGGAGTATGTAACATCCGGAAGATTAACTATCAAAGGTGTTGTACATAAGAACAAGGGTCTTGATTGTATTTACATCCCGGAACTCGGTTCCGATTATCCATTAAAATATTTGTATGAATATGACGATTCAGACGGAAGAAAAGATAACCACTTATCAAACCAGAAAGCTACTGTATATCTAGACAGAGCACAGGTAGAAAAAGTGGTATCTGTAAAAGAAAACAAAGTAATGGTGCATGGTTTTACTATTAATGCTACACCATTGATTGAAGTGGCTTAATCTTACGTTGCCTTCAACTGTTTCAAAATCGTAAGTTAAGATATTTTCGCAAGACGGACTATATATGTCCGTCCCTTTTTTATTGCAAAAATTGCAACCTTTTTAATGTACTAAAAATGTACTATTTTTATGAAAAACTGTACCACAGGCTATCCAAAATTAGCCATTTTTAGCCCTTTAGAAACATTAGAAACATTATTCTATGATTCCCTTCCTCTGCACCATATGAAAACAACTCCTTTATATAAAGGAGTTTTTTAATTTATTGAAAATTTATGTCTTATTTATGTCTTAAAATTTCTCGTTTTCTCAAAAATTGTCATTTATAGCGTTCAAAATTTCATCTTCATCTTTAGGCATTAAATGGCCGTATCTATCCATTGTCATGGTTATGGAACTATGACCTAAACGCTTTGAAATCTTATACATATTCACTCCCTTTGATATCAGATAGGAAGCGTGAGAATGTCTGAAATCATGTATACGTATATAGGGCAGTTTACCGGCTTTCGATGTTTTCTCCTCTATGTTAGAATTAAGCATGTAAAAAATCATAATGATTGGTCTCATTACTTTTTATGTACAGCCTTTGGAAGGTGAGAGCCCCGGAGGCTTTTTTATGCGTTTAAAATAAGTTAATGTCAAATTTTCGAAATCTAACGATTTCTTTGCAATAGATTAATAGTGTGTTGTAACATATTAATCAACGCTTGATTGTTTGTCATGTGATTCCTTGAAATCCTATATTTTGTAGAAGAAGATCTTCCAACCTGTTCTATGATCTTTCGTTCTTTTAAAGAATTAATTATATTTAAAGATCTCTTTCTTGAAAAATTTGTGACTTTCTCAATTTCAGAACGGCTTAAGGAATAATGATCATTTATTGCAGAAAGAACTGAAACCTCTTCTTCGTTTAAGTTAAATTTTGCTGCTAAGTATTCGATTTCAGGAGAAATACTGATGATGAATTCAACATTATCATCTATAGTTAATAATTCGGGTTCGGCTAGTTTATTTGCGCGTAATGCATGCAATATTTTTGGGACCCCAGAACCAGCTTCTTCTGCAACACCAATGAAACGTAAAATAGTCGCAATTGTAGGGTTACGTGGATTTGAGTATTTTCCCTCGAAGAATTCAGATTTAGTCACCCTTAATGATCCTGGATTAAAGAAAGTATATTGTTTATTTTTATAAGATATCTTTATACGCTTGTCTGCTCTATAGTCTGCATGTATCAAACAATTTGCTAGAGCTTCTCGGAATGCTATCTCTAATTGCGAAGTATCAATTCTAGTAATATTATCTTTATCCAAGGCAAATTTATTAAGCAATGTATTTTTTAATTTGTTTATTACAAGATAGTAAAAATTAAAAATGTTTCCTTCTCCCCATGTTCCGTCATATATAACCCTATCTGTCCAACGGTCTATATTCGAATCTCCATAATTTACATATTCTAAAAGAAAATTTGGAAGGACTTGAGTAATAAATTCTGTCTTTCCAAAGACAATTAAACCGGCAATGGTTGGATAATATTCACCATTTTTATAAGCTATCGCACCAATTTTCTTTAAGAATTCCTCATCGTCCATTAATACAAAAGGGTGATCTCCGGATCTTTGTATAAAAATATTTCTGTATTTTGAAATTGTGACAGAGTCCAATGCTGTCCTATATTCTATATAATCAATAATAGTACGGTCTTGCGGTTCTGGAACCGAATCCCTAATCATTGCGTCTATTTCGTCTTTGGTGCATCGATAGTCACCAGAACTAGATCTTTTATAAGTATTTTTATACGGATTACTATTTAAATACACGGGTTTATCAGAATACTTTGCTTGCGGTATTTCAATAATGATAATTTGTTTACCATTATCCGCTATGTCGATTTGAATGTTTTTATCTGTGATTATGTTCTTACTAACTCGAGTAGAATCATTTAGAAGATCAAACATTTCTTTGATAACTTTTTCTGGATTATCGACACCGCATGCTTCATACAATTTAAAGCCATGATCATCGGTTTCTTCGTAACCTAGTAATAGTACTCCTCCAGATGTATTAGAAAAAGCGGAATATGTTTTTAGAGCTTCTTTAGGAAAGCTTGTTTTCCCTTTTTTTATTTCAAGTTCGGCATTTTCTTGTAAAATGCCTTTTTGAAGTTTTGTAACAACCATGTTATCGTTAACCTCCGTCTTGATGCATTCGAATGCGCAGATCTATGCGTGTTGATTCTCGTCCCCATCTCGTCCCCCATCTCGTCCCCTTATTTTTTCGCTAGCCATGAAAGAAGAGATGCAAAACACTATAAAATGCTATATTTAAAGCAAAAAAAATCTAATTTTGTCAAGAGAGTAATAGTCATGGGCTCGTCCCCATCTCGTCCCCTTATAGTTTTTAGGACTATTGATAAATTTATAAAAGAAGTTTTAATTGCTGTTGTGTCCTTCAGTTTTTCCAATACCCTTTATATATCATCATTTATTTTTTAGTTTCTCATTTAATATATGCCAATTATTTATTTTCAGAAGTAATCTGATATTTCAATGATTACAATTGTTATTTGAATTCAAATATTGCTAATGTGCCACTTTCTTCCAGCTGTTTCTTTAGTAAAAAATTTCATTCGTTATGTCTGCCAATTGCTCTTGCAGACTGCATTTCCATGATCAACGCAGAAGGAACAAACCTGTCCGTTGTTTAGAATATTTGTTCTTTCCTATCATTGAGTCATTCGAAGCGATATTAGTGAAATATTTATGATTAGAGCATATATGGTACAAACAGAAAATGGTAACGTAGATAATATATTAACTAACCATTGATTGCCGTTGCAAAAGGTTATGGAAACACGGTTCAGATAGCGACGTTTGATTAATGTGATGGAATTATGCCCCTTTTATGAATAGTTATTGATATATTATCTGCTTACATATATATGTACGTATAACAAGATAAGGATGTAAAAAGAAAGGAAAAACGGAGAGATAGTCAATTAAAAAAGCGGACAAAACGGCAGGTGTTAAGCAATCGGAAGTATTCCGGAAAGCCATGTAGAGGACTATCGAACAAGCAAAAGAACAAGAGAATAAAATCTAAATAACATGTACTATTATTCCCGACAATGAAGCAGCGCGGAGAGTAAATCCCAGATAAGACATTGAAAAACAGGCAAAAAGCGGAGATATGAGCAGATATAAAGGCTTATAAAGTCCTTCAGGTGGTAAATTTTGTACATTTCATACAGTAAAATTCCCCAATCTTCCCCAATTTCTCCCCAATTTGCCGGAAAGATATGAAGATTTATAAGCACTTATAAGCACTTCGTATACATGGAAGCTCCTGTAACAGGGAGCTTTTCTCTTGCCTGATTACATATCGCGGGAGGATACCGGTGATACTATCCAACGCGGTATAATATTCATGTGGAGGTGTACTATGAACGGCAAATATCAGCCAGGACAGAAAGTCTTTCTGACCGGAGGAAACAAGAACCTGATCAAGGAAGCGACCGTTCTTAAGTACACCGGAGGTTTCTATACGATCCGCTTCAATAACGGCGGTGGTATCAAAGTAAGAGAGTCCAGGATCTACCCTACCCGAGAAGAAGCGGAAGCAGCGATCTTGAACAGAAAGAGATAAATCGGCATTTGTAAGGCGATTGAAAGAAGCGGGGTTTATATTGTCAAAAAAGAGGCAGATCGTTTTGTCTGATTATCAGGGACAGTATATCTTCCTTAATTTTTCTACGTCCTAGTGCACATACTGTCAGGCGGAGATCCCCGAACTGGAAGAATTTGCCCGAACCAACGAGATCCAGTGTTTCTATGTGATGTCTCCTGTAATGGAATACAATGAAGGAAATATCGAGAAGTATCTGGAAGACAATGATCTGGAGATTGAAGTCATTGTCGATGAAGAAGCGGCTTTGTTTTATTACTGCGGAATCAACAACTATCCGACTTCTTTCATTATTTCTCCGGATGGCAAGCTCCTGGCTTATGCCAACGGGGCGTTGTCTCTGGATGGTTTCAATCAGTTTTTTGATTACAGCAAGTCTCTGTATGAGAAAACGGATTCCGGAGCGGAAGAATGAATCATATTTGTATCATTTGCTTGGTAAGATTGTGTAAAATCTAAATAGGAGGTTTTGTATATGAGAAAATTAAGAACTATCATCATGGCGATGCTGATGATCGCAATGGCTGTTTCTGTAGCAGCTTGCGGAAAGAAG